CTGGATTCTGACTCTCTGGAAATCTTCCACTATAAGAAAGACGACTGGAATTTGTGGGCAAGTCCGATGATCAATGCGATTATTGATGACGTAACCATGCTTGAAAAGATGAAATTGGCCGACATGTCAGCTCTTGATGGTGCTATCTCCAATATTAGATTGTGGAGATTAGGCAATCTTGAACATAAGATTCTACCAAACAAAGGTGCAATTGATAAGCTGAGAAATATTCTCGCTAGTAATGTTGGTGGTGGAACGATGGATCTTGTATGGGGTCCAGAAATCGATTTTAAAGAAAGCAATACTCAGATCTACAAATTCTTGGGTACAGAAAAATACCAACCTGTTCTGAATAGTATTTATGCCGGACTTGGCATTCCTCCTACTCTAACTGGATTAGCTGGACAAAGTGGTGGATTCACGAATAACTTCATCTCTTTAAAGACTTTGATAGAGCGTCTGGAGTATGGACGTGCATTACTCGAACAATTCTGGAAAAAGGAAATTGAGTATATTCAAAAGTCTATGGGCTTTTCTGCTCCCGCTACTCTGCACTTCGAGAACATGATTCTATCTGATGAAGCTTCTGAGAAGAACCTGCTTATTCAGCTTGCCGATAGAGACATCATCTCTGTTGAGACATTGAGAGATAGATTTGGTGAACTCAACGAAATCGAAGAGTCAAGAGTTAAAACAGAGGCTCGTAAAAGAGAAAGAGGTCAGATGCCTCACTACAAGGCTGATCCATTCCATAATGGTAACGTTGATACTGAGTATAAAAAGATTGCCCTACAAAAGGGTGAAATTGGTATTGACGATGTAACTAATCTTGAACCAAAACCTGTAGAGAAGCCGGAACCAACTCCAGCACCTCAACAACAAGAAGAGGAAACTAAAGAAACCCCAGACCCTCAAGGTGGTCGTCCTAAGTTCACAAAAGATAGTGAGCCAAGAAAGCAGCGGCGGGTTTTGCCGAAGACTACACCTCAAGCTTCCGTTATGATCTGGTCTCAAGAAGCACAGAAGAAAATCTCTAATATACTCAACCCATGTTTGTTATCCCATTATGGCAAGAAGAATCTTAGAGAACTAAGTAAGGCTCAATTGAGAGAATTAGAGGACATTAAGTTCCGAGTACTGTGTAATCTTGCTCCATATGAAAAAATAAACGAAGAAAAAATACTAAAAGTTTTAGAAAAAAATCCAACAGCAAATGAGATCCAAAAAACAACAAAAGCCAGTCTTTTTACTGACTTTATGGATCAGTCTGGTCGTGAGCCAAGTATAGATGAACTACGGCATATAAATAATCTATCATATTCTTTAAATTTTTTGAACGAAAAATAACATAAACAATTAGTTTATGGTGTAGTACCTGTTAGAAAGGTGGAAATATGCATACATACGAATACGAAATCAACGACAATTTAAAAGAAAAAATCGAAAACGATAACTCTATCGCTTTTGATTGTGAGATCATAGATATAGATCCCGCATTGAATATTGACGAAGAACACATAAAAAAATCTTTAGCATTTGTCGGTGTAGATGAAGACAAACAAAAAGATCTATTTTATTTAAACTCTGTGTTAGTATCTGCCGGATGGAATAAGAATGATGACGTTTTTGCTGTTGATCAATTATGGGATGCTCGAAACACTCCTGTAAACAAACAGTTTAATTATATGCATGATGATACTGATATTATTGGTCATATGACTGCTTCTATTGTAATGGATCAAGAAGGTAATGTAGTCACAGAAGAAACTGCACTGCCGGAAAAAATCGATATTGTTACAAGTGCTGTTATATACAAAACCTGGTCTGACCCGCAAATGCGAGAAAGAGTTCAAGAACTCTGTGATGGAATAGATGCTGGAGAATGGTCAGTTTCTATGGAATGCATTTTTACTGATTTTGATTATGCGATCCTTGGACCAGATGATGAAAATAGAGTATTAGCCAGAACAGAGGAATCATCATTCCTAACAAAACATCTTCGTGCATACGGCGGTGAAGGCGAATACCAAGGCTATAAAATTGGAAGACTTCTTAAGGGTTTTTACTTCTCCGGAAAAGGTTTAGTCGCCAAGCCAGCTAATCCAAGAAGTATTATTCTTAGCAAGGATACCAATCCTTTTGATGCGAGTGCATCTGTACAATTTGTTAATTTTTTAACTGCTACGGAGAATCATGAAATGAGTGATAATACCAAGCAGATTGAAGATTTAACTGCTGAGTTTGAGGCGGCTAAATCCGAAATCACAGAAAATTTCGAGTCTCAGATTGCTGAACTTACTTCAGCTAATGAGTCTCTGGCCGGTGAAAAGGCCGATCTTGAAGCTAAGACTGCTGATCTTGAAGCTCAGGCTAAAGAGCATCAGTGCGAATGTGACAAGAAAGATGAAGAACTAAAAGCCATGAAAGAAAAGTATTCTGAATTGGAAAAGGCTATGAAAGACATGAAGCGTTCTGCCATGTTGAAAGAAAAGGGTAAAGCTTCTGAAGAAATTGAATCTATTCTTGTTGACTTCGCTGATGCTTCCGATGAAATGTTCGAATCTGTTGTTGCCTTAATGGCAGACAAAAATAAACCAGAACCTGCTCCTGCTCCTGCTCCTGCTCCAAAGGCAGAAGAAAAGGAAGAAGAGGTTATTGAAGAAGAAGAAGAAGAAGATGAAGCTGATGCTTCTGAACTGGATGAAGTAGAGGAAGTTGCTGAAGCTACTTTAGCAAATCCTGAAGAAGAAGTAGAGAATACAGCTATTGCGTCTGCGGCTCAATGGCTTCGTAAGTCTGTTTTAAAGTCAACTAAAAATCTTAAATAGTAGAGGTGAAAAATGGCTCTTAAAGGTGATCGTCACGAATTAGACACTGACATTTCTTATTTTATGAATGAAACAGCCAGTCGTGGTGTTGTCGTATCTGTTAGTACTCAAGGTTCTGGTGCCGCTATGGACAACGCTTCTGCTGTTGCCACTGTTGCCGCTGAAGCTTCTGGTGCTATCGCTCTTGGTGTTCTTCTGAACGATGTTGTTAATATCGACCAGACTCGTCAACACTTGAACTGGCACAAAGATGAAGTTCAGCAGGGTAGCAAAGTTACTATCCTATCTAAAGGTTTTGTTGTAACTGACCAAATTAGTGGTACTCCAACTGCTGGCGATGTTGCGTATCTTGCAGATTCTGGTAAAATTTCCGGATCTCAAGACGGTACTGCTCCAGCCATTGGTCGCTTCCTTTCTACAAAGGACGCTGATGGTTACGCCAAAGTTTCTGTTAACCTTCCTTAATTAAGACTAGAAAAATAGGAGAACTATAATATGTCATATTTAACAAAACCTGATGAAGATTTTATCGAACTGCTTCACAGAACTGCTTCTGATGATAGCAATATTAGAGGTGCTGCTATGGCTGAACTAGCCAAAGCCATCGAACTTCCACTCCGCGAAGGTATTCTTGTCGGAGATATTGCTGGTAGCATTTACGAAAGAATTGCTATGCCAGCCGGTAGCTCTACTGAGTTCCCACTTGATCTTCTTTCTCCTGGTGAGGAAAATGATCACGTTGCGTATGTTGCTCCTGCTCACGGTCGTATTCCTGAGCGTACCGTAGAGGGTGACTATGTGATGGTTCCAACCTACACAGTTGCTAACGCAATTGATTGGCTGCTTCGTTATGCTCGTGAAGCTCGCTGGGATGTTGTAGCCCGTGCGACTCAAGTTCTTGAAGCTGGTTTCGTTAAGAAGATGAATGATGATGGATGGCACACACTGCTTGCTGCGGGTGTTGACCGTAACATTCTCGTTTACGATGCCGATGCCGCTGCCGGTCAGTTTACCAAGCGTCTTGTTAGCCTGATGAAGGTTGTTATGCGTCGTAATGCTGGTGGTAACAGTGCGTCAGTTAAGCGTGGTGCTCTTACAGATCTCTTTATGTCTCCAGAAGGTGTTGAAGACATGAGAAACTGGGGTATTGATCAGCTTGATGAAACCAGTCGTAGAGAAGTCTATGTTGCTGGTGACGGTGCTGGTGCTGTTTCAAGAGTATTTGGTGTTAATATCCACGCTCTTGATGAACTGGGCGAAGGTCAAGAATATCAAACTTACTACACAGATAGCCTGAGTGGTACTTTTGGTCCAAGTTCTGATGTTGAACTTTGTGTTGGCCTCGATCTGTCTGCTAACGACAGTTTTGTTATGCCAGTTAAGCAAGAAGTTACTGTTTTCGAAGATCCAGGTCTTCATCGTCAGCAACGAGCCGGTCTGTATGGCTTTGCTGAAATTGGATTTGGAGTACTCGATAATCGTCGTGTTCTGCTGGGTAGCTTCTAAGAACGATATTAGAGCTAGTGTAGAGAGGGGGGTGGAAATTTCCACTCCCCTTTTTTTATTTTTTTACAAGAAAGTCTCCATAAGGAGTATATACTAGAGACCCGAAAACCCCAAAAAACAACAGGCGGGATGAAATATGACGATTTTCTTACACAACAGAGTAAAAGAAACCAGTACAACTAGCGGTAGTGGAAGTATAACGTTGGCTGGTGCAGTCAATGGTTTTCAAGCATTTTCTACTGTACTGTCAGATGGACAGAAAACATTCTACACCATAGAAAACGCTTCAAAATGGGAAGTTGGTATTGGAACGTATAACTCAGGTAGTTTATCAAGAGACACAATTTTATCAAGCAGCAATAGTGACACAAAGATTAATTTAGCTGGCACTTCTAATATATTCATAGCATATCCTTCAGAAAAATCTGTCTACAAGGATGAGAATGATCAAGTAGATCTTGGATCTTCTGGAATTATACTAGACAGTGGAACTCCTTCCTCAACTGATAATACCCTATATAATGTAGGAGGGGTTTTATACTTCAATGGGTCTTCTGTTGGTACTGAAAGTGATACTTTACAGACAGTTACAGATCGTGGATCTGACACAACAAATTCTATCACAACTAGCGGCAACATCACAGCCACTACTGGTATTCTCGACACATTAGACCTCACTTTATTAGCAAATGGATCACAGCCCGCACATTCTGAAGGGGTTGTATTTTATGATTCAGAAAATCACACATTAAGTTTATACAACGATGAAGCTGACGTAACATTACAACTTGGTCAAGAGGAATTTTTAAGAGTAAGAAATAATACTGGTAGTACTATTTATAATGGTTCTGGTGTTAGAATTACTGGTGCTCATGGCAATGCAGCACCTACGGTTGAACCAGCTATAGCTTCAACAGAAGAAAAAAGTCAAATTGTTGGTCTCGCAACACATGATATCGAAAACAATTCTTTTGGATATGTAACAACTTATGGTATTGTAAGAGACGTAAATACTTTGTCTTTTTCTGCTGGAGATGAACTCTTTTTAGATGCTTCTACATCTGGCAATCTAATAAATGTATCCCCCACTATTCCAAATTATAA